ATACTGCTCCTCAGATGGAAGTCAAGGATGTAAAAGGTCTAGGATTTGGCACAGAGTTTAAAGGTAAACATGCAGTATGGACATTTAGATTTGTTCCGGACCGCGAAGGCGTATATGTCAGCGATGACGGCAACGTTATTGGCTGTTTAATTGAGGATGTACAAAGTGTACCCGTTATCCAAAAATTAAAAGAAACTATAAATATAGACAAGCCGATCTTTGAATTAAAAGATCTAGGAACTAAAAACACAATCATCAAGGCACTCCAAGGCACTATTTAAGGCCCGTTAGTAAGTATTAAACCCAATAAGGAGATAGCCTAAATGGCCACTACAGTAGAACGACTTGGTATAGTTGAGACCAAGGTTGAGAATTTGAACGAAAAACTCGACGACCTTAAGACAGACGTTAAAGAAATGCACGATTGTCTAGATCAGACTAGGGATAGCCTAATAGGTAAACTAGACCAGATGTATTCAGCTTCTTGCACTCAACATTCTGAACTTGCTACTAAGATTTCAGACTTAGAAAAGTGGAAGCAAAAGTGGTTGTATATGATTGCTGGTGGTGCAGTAGTAGTAAGCTGGGCAACTGCCCATGCTGATACTATTTTAAAAATTATAAAATAATGCGTATATCAGACCTCATATCAGAACAGGGCACTATAGGAACCACAGGTTCTTCTACTATGCCTACTAACCAGCCAGTACAAAATGTATCTCAAAAGCCGGGAACTTCTGCTCCAGGTCAACAACAAACAGACCCCAACAGTAAGCAATTAGACCAACTGTTAAAACAAAATCAAATTAATGTAAACAGCACAGATGACTTTCTCAAAGCGTTTACAGCCATACAACAAAAACAACAATTAACTCCTGATCAAGAAAAAGTTCTCGGTGATTATGCCAAAGCTACTATTACCAAACCTGGACTGCCTACACAGATGGCAGGACTGATGAAAACAATCATGAGTAAGAAACCAGAAACTACCACAGCACCACCCGCAGCCGGTGGAGCTCCAGTTCCCGGAGTATAATATGAAGATAGCACAATTACTTTCGGGCACTAGTATTGCTATTACCAATCAAGAACAGCAGTTCATTGAAAATCATAGCACCAAAGTTTCCATTAATAGTCTAAGCGAACAAGATCAATGGTTAGCTCAGAACCTTGTCAGGAAAGGCATTTACACAATAAGTAATGATAGCCGAACACTGATAAAGAATATAAATGAAACAAACACCTGATGACATCTACAAGAAAGTTAAACAACTTGGCCTAGACGTTAAAGAACAGTTAAAGCGCCAGGGGATTATCGTTCCTACTAAAACACCAGATGGTTCAATACGGGTAGGCTACTATACAATTAAAAGAAATAAGACAGGCTTCTATAGTATCTTAAACTACAGCAACGAAACAGTTGTTGAATTTATAAATTTGCCGCAGACTGCCGCCATGCTGGCCAATAGACTAGCACTGGGCAAGTACTTAGATGATGAATTATTAGACGCGGACCGTAGATACGGACATGCGTTATTTGAAGAAGAACTGCATTTAACACTAGCAGAACGTAATTTAAAGACTAATAATATAGACCGGGCAGATGTATTGTTTACTAAATTTAAAATAGCCAAGCACAGGAAAGAACAGCATAGAAAAACCATATTCTACGGCTTCGACAAACTGATGCGTTTTAGCTAAATAAATTTAATCATTCTTTTGGAACAACTATGAAGACCAGCGATTTTAGAAACAAACCTACAAGTTCTCAACTAAAAGAGAATATGAACAAAATGTTTGGCGTCAATGTCAACTTAACTAAGTATTCTAGAGAACAACTAGAAGATATGCGAAATAAACTGCGTACCAAGGTGTTCCAACAGGAAGGCAAAGCAGGTATCAACGATTTGCTAACCAACGAAACATACCAAAAAGACAAGGCCATGCTAGCCTTGCTAAACACAAGGATCAAAGAAATGCTAGGCGAAAACTTAAAACAATTAAAAGACAAAATGATAGAACTTAGCGAGGCTAAGAAAGGTGTTAAAGCACCTAAGTATAAAATCCACGCTAAAGGAACTGCTAGTAAAGACTATGACGGTGACGGCAAAGTTGAAACTCCAAAAGACGAAGTCTGGGGTAGTCGTGCTAAAGCAGCCGCTAAGTCAGGCAAGCCATTTGAAGAAGGCAAAGGATCTAAGCCAGACTTCTTAGACATGGATAAAGACGGTGACAAGAAAGAGCCAATGAAGAAAGCTACCAAAGACAAGAAAGCAGGTCCTAAGAAAGGTGTAAATCCTTTTGCTAAAGTTAAGGAAGGCTTTCCAACAGTTGACGATGCTAAGAAAGCAGCCGCTGGTACAGCTGGTATGAAGCCAGGTGAGAAAAAGAAATCTTCAACAGGTGGTGAGATCACTAAAACTGCCACAGGACTAAAGCACACAGCTGGTAAGAACTACGGTGGCGAAGATGCTCCTAAGACTCCTGACAGCGACAAGAAAGCTAAGAAGACCAAAGAGTCTGTTTCTAAACTAGCTGAAGCTAATGCACGTTTCAAACACAATGTTAAATTTGTCAACGAAAGTCTTGGCTTCCTATTGAACGAAGATGAAGAAGGTAAGGCCAAGGCTATTACCGCTGCCGGCGACATGGTCAATGATTACACATCATGGATGCAACGTGTCGGTCAGTATCAGACTAAGACAATGATTGAACTTGCAGATGCTATCAAAGCGGACTTCGGAGCAGCAGAAGCAGAAGCTTTCAAACAAGCAGTTGGTCCAGCCCTAAGTGCTACATTAGAAGTATTAACACAACAACGTGAGGCAGTATCTAACGCTGTTGCTGTATTAGCAGGCGAAGCCACTCCAGATGCCGCAATGGGCATGGAACCAGGTATGGATGCAATGCCTCCAGAGCCAGGTATGGACATGGCAGCTCCAGATGAGATGAATCCTCCAGCTGACGAGTTTGGCGCAAGTGATGCAGCCGCTGGTATGGGTACTACTGGACGTGAAATGCGTGAAAGCAAGTTTGCTCGCAAGCTAGCTGAAAGCCACTCTATCCTAAGCAAATTAGCTAAATGAGATTACTAGAAGTAGACTTGGGAAGTGCTAGAGATGTTCTAGCAGTTCTCCAAGGTCAGGCAAACAGAGAAGGGCAAAGTTCTACTTTGCCTTTTGCCGTTGTAATGAAATTACTTAGACCATTTGGCTTAGGCATTAGTACTCCAGACGGTTTAATCGCATTAAAGAACGCTGTTGATCCAGCAGGTGACGTTATTGATAGTATTACAGACAATGGTGCAGTTATACTAAAAACTAACACAAAAAATCCAAATCAAGAAAAACCTGCAGAAGTAGGCGCTAGTCCTGCTGTATCTGCAATGGCATCCAGCAATGCCAAACAATTAAAGCCAAATATTTGACATTAGTGTAAAAGGTTGTTATAATTAAGTTTATGACAACCTTTACACCTCCTCCGTTCGTTGAACGATTCCAATACAAAAACTGCGTCCAAGTAAATGACCCTGTTACACGTAAACGTGTTTACAGAACTCCAGACGGGGAAAGCCTTCCTAGTGTAACAACTATCCTTAGTGCTACTAAAGATATGACTCACTTAAATGAGTGGAAGAAGCGTGTAGGTGTAGAAAAAGCACAGCAGATTACCACAGAAGCCGCAGGTGTTGGCACAGCCATGCATGCCAACTTAGAACGCTTCTTAATTGGAGAGGCAAGACAGCCTGGTAACAATCCTGTACACATCAAAGCTAACGCAATGGCCGATCAAATCATTATGAACGGACTGAGCAAAATGGACGAAGTATGGGCCATGGAACAGAGTTTATACTTTCCGGGATTATATAGTGGAACTACTGATCTAGTAGGAGTCTACGAAGGTGTACCCGCTGTCTGCGACCACAAACAAACTAACAAGCCTAAAAAAGCAGAGTGGGTAGAAGATTACTACCTACAGCTAATGGCTTACATTATGGCACATAATGCAGTTTATGGAACAGACATGCGCCGTGGTGTTATCTTTATGTGCAGTCGCGGTGATGACAGTATCAAAGTAGGCGGCGAAGTATATCAGCAGTTTGATCTAAAACCTGAAGATTTTAACAAATATCAGGATATGTGGCTTACTAAAGTAGAAGAATACTACGCCCTGGCTAAGTAAGCATCTCAACGCATAAATATCTCATACAGGGGATATTTCCATGGCCGTTATTGAGATAGCAAAAATACAAGTCCGAAGAGGACAAGAAAACCAAACAGGAATTCCACAGCTTGCCAGTGGTGAATTTGCTTGGGCGACAGATAATGAAAATTTATATATTGGTTTAAAAAGAGAAGACGGTGGGGCTCGTGATGCAAACATACGAGTTTTGACAGAAAATGATGTAAGACTGTTTACTAGCTTTGTATCTAGTGGAATGCTCAACACCACTACAAATTATATTTGGAACGTCGACAATGCCGAAACAATAACTTCGTCAACCTACGCTATTGGAATCGCGCCAACTGGTAATGATAGAGTAATAAGAAGTGTACAAGATAAATTAGATGACTTTGTTAGTGTTGCAGATTTTGGAGTAGTTACTTCTACGGCAACAGAAGCTATTGATTGTAGTATAGCTCTTCAAACAGCCATTGATCATTTATTCCTAGACATGGATGTTTATAATACCGCTACTCAATATGACACTGAGCGTTCATTAAGATACAATAAAAAATTATATTTCCCTGCAGGTGTTTATAGAATTGGACAAACACTAAAGATTCCTAGAGACACTGTTATTATCGGAGAAGGCATAGACAAGACCATTATTGAAGATGTTACTGTTGGCAGTGGTATTTTTAAAACTGTTGATTGGTATGGAAGAAGAAGCGAACATTCGCAGAACAATTATGATCACGGAGAGTTTGACGCGGCTAATACAAACAGTAGCACATTGTCAATAACAGGTCCGGGTCAACCTAAAAATATTCACATTGAAGGTATGACCCTACGCTATACTACATCCAGTGTAGTTAACCCAAATCTTGCTCTTATAAGTTTAGACTGCGTAGACAATGCTGTTATCAGAGAAGTAAAATTCCAAGGTACATATACATCCCTACTTAATCCAGCAGTTGGCCCGGGATACACTGGAATAGATATTAGAGGATACAATGCATGTACTTCTGAAAATATCTTGATTGACAATTGTCAATTTGAAGGACTATACTATGATGTGAAATCAAATTATGATACAAATCATATTGTAATTCAAAATAACAGTTTTAAATATTCAACCTACGGTATTGCATTTAATACCGCTACTAATGTAGTAGCAACATCTGGTCCTACTTATGCTCGAATTGTAAACAATAAATTCCAAAATATTTACAATCAGGGAATTTACGTAGGTCCTAACCAAAATGGAGCTCCTACAAATCATGTCAGTGAAAATAATTCTTTTATTAGAGTAGGCGATCGAGGTGTAACAGAAGGCAGCAATAGCGTTGGCACATCTGTTATAAAATTTGAAACTCGAGGCAACTCCAGTGTTAATGATTATTTTGGTAGAGAACGTTTTCATAATCAAAACTTTGGATCAACCTATACTTACTATCCATTGATAGATGGTAGAACTACAATTGATCTTAATTCAGTATCCACAGCAACGTTGGCTGCATTTACATCTACAACCATTATGCGATTACCTATAACAGGCAATGCACAATTTCTATCTCTAAAATATAACTGCACATCATACGATACAACAATTAACAAGATGGGAACATTGCAGGTTTATATTAGACCAGGCGCAACTCCTTCAGATGTTCAACTATTCGATGAATATAATATGACTGGAAATGACGGTGGGCTATATTGGGGGATAGCAGTAGAACCTACATATAAATATTATGAGCTGATAGGCATCAACCCCACATTAATATCAGCGGTGCAAGTAGAACTTCAAACTAAATTAATGCTGTAAGGAAATTAATGTTTAACCAAGCTGTAGACGACAGATTAACAGAGTGGGCAAATCATAGAAGAAAGTTAGATGAAGTTAAAGATCCCTTACAAGAGGTATGGGATTTTTGGCATCAGGCTCCTTTCACACCCCACAACAGAAATGTAGATCCATACTATCAACAAAGCTGGCCAAGTCCGTGGGAAATCATAGAAGAAAACAAATACGATGATTTTACCAAAGCATTAATGATTGGTTGGACTTTAAAGTTGACAAAAAAATATCAAAGTAGTAAGATTGAACTAAGAACATTAGTTGACTCTAGCCGCACAAGGCAGTATAATCTATTATACATAGATGACAATTGGGTTATAAACTACAGTGATAATGGACCGATTCCGTTACCAGAAGTACCTGACTCATTTAGACTTGAAAATCTAATTGAAGTTAGCGCCCCAAGGTAAATATCAGCTTAGAACAATAAAAAGAGGTTACTTAATGATCACAGTGGTCAAGCGTAATGGGGAACGTGTCCCATTAGATATCGCAAAAATACAGAGACAGGTAGCCCACGGCTGCAGAGGCATTGATGGAGTCAGTCCATCAATGGTAGAAATTAAAGCGCAAATAGAATTACACGATGGCATGACCACTCAGACCATAGATGAGTTATTGCTCAAGGCCATGGTTAATTTAATTGACGAAACTGAAAATCCGGAAATCAATAATGTTAACTATCAATACGTGGCAGGCCGCCAACGTGTTAGTATGTTACGCAAAGAAGTGTATGGCGCATACGATCCTCCTCCTTTATATGAAATTGTAAAAAAGAATGTAAAGCTAGGAATGTATACCAGTGAACTACTAGATTGGTACACTGAGGACGAATGGAAAATTATTGATTTGTTTTTAGATCACGACAAGGATGAGAGTTATACATTTGCTGCCATTGCTCAACTAGCAGAAAAGTATCTTGTACAAAATCGTGCCACGGGACAGATCTTTGAAACTCCGCAGGTTCGTTACGCTATTGCGGCAGCTACAGCATTCCACAACGAACCAAAAGAGACTAGATTAAAATTAGTTAAGGAATATTACGAGTGTGCGAGTGACGGCCACTTTACATTGGCTACTCCTGTGCTTGCTGGTCTTGGTACTACTACCAAACAATTTTCTAGCTGTGTGCTTATCAGCAGTGATGATACTCTTGATTCCATATTTGCCGCAGGCGAAATGATGGCCAAATATGCCTCAAAACGAGCCGGAATTGGTCTCGAAATAGGCAGAATCAGACCGTTAGGCGCCCCAATTCGCAACGGAGAAATCAAGCACACGGGTCTAGTACCCTTCTTAAAGAAATGGTTTGCAGATTTAAGATCATGCAGTCAAGGCGGCATACGCAACGCTAGTTGCACAGTTACATTTCCTATCTGGCATGCTCAGTTTGAAGATCTCATTGTACTTAAAAACAATCAAGGAACAGACGAAACTAGAGTGCGTCAAATGGATTACTCAGTGGTAGTTAATGCTATGTTCTGGAATCGTTACAAGCGTGGCGAAACAATGTCGTTGTTTGATCCAGCAGAAGTCCCGGACCTATACGAAGCCTACTATCGTGACAGCGCAGAATTTGAAAAGTTGTATCTACAATATGAACAAGATAAGACAAAGAAAAAGAAAGTTGTATCGGCGGATGAGATATTCAAAAATGGAATCCTTAAAGAGCGCACTGATACTGGGCGCATCTATCTTGTCAACATTGACAACGTCATTAATCAAGGCCCGTTTGATACAAAGTTGGATCCGATATATCAATCAAACCTATGCCAAGAGATACTTTTACCCACCCGTCCTTTCCAGAGAATTGAAGATCCAGAGGGACGAATTGCTCTTTGCACTCTTGGCAGTATCAACTGGGGAGCCTTCCGCAACCCACAAGAAATGAGAAAAGCCTGCAGGGTATTAGTTCGTTCATTAAGCAATCTATTAAACTATCAAGACTTCTTAAGTGTTCAAAGTAAGTTAGCTAACACAGACTTTGAACCCTTGGGTGTTGGCATTACTAACTTGGCCTACTGGCATGCTCGTAAGAGTTACAAATATGGCGAAGCGGACGCACTAGCAGAAGTCAAACGTTGGATGGAACATCAGGCATACTACCTTACTGAAATGAGTGTTGAACTGGCCCAGGAACGTGGACCATGTCAGCGTAGCGAACACACTTACTACGGTAAGGGAGTATTTCCTTGGGAAAGACGCAAAGCCGGAGTCAACGAACTCACAGACTTCACACCTAGTATGGATTGGGAGCCACTCCGAGCTCGTATGATCAAATACGGGATCCGTAATGCTACATTAATGGCAGTGGCTCCAGTTGAGTCTAGCTCAGTTGTATTAAATAGTACTAACGGGATTGAGATGCCCATGGAAATGATTTCTGTTAAAGAATCTAAGGCAGGATCTTTTGTGCAGGTAGTACCAGAATACAAAAGATTAAAGAACCGTTATCAGTTAATGTGGGATCAGAAAGATTGTGTTGACTATTTGAAGACAGCGTCAGTATTGGCTGTTTACATTGATCAGAGTTTGTCAACAAATACATTCTATAATCCCGCCAATTATGCAGGAGGTAAAGTACCTGCAACTGTAATTGCCAAAAACTTAATGTTGGCTTACAGATGGGGATTAAAGACTATATACTATAGCTTAATCAATAAAGTCGGTGCTAAAGCCGATATGACAAACACAAGTAGTGCAATTACACTTTCGCCGGTTACTGTCTATGAAGAACTAGATGATGACTGCGAAGCGTGTAAATTATAAGGAAATAAAATGAATTTATATATAAAATATATTAACGGACAAATTGTAGACCATCCTATGCTCGAGGATAATTTAAAACAAGCGGACCCAGATTTTAATCCAATCAATCTCCCAGATACCTTAAAAGTATTTGAGCGCATTAATGGCCCGTTGCCAGGACCATATGCCTATATCCAATCTTCATACCAATTATTTGAGGATGGTGTTGTTAGGGATGTATATACAGAAGTACCATTTAGTGCCGAAGAAAAAGCCAATCTAATTGAATACACAATGGCGCAGGCGCATCCCAAGGGATGGACCTTCAATGAAACTATCTGCGCTTGGGAACCTGGCGTTCCATACCCTACTGATGGTAAAGTATATGAGTGGTCAGAAGAACTAGAGAACTGGTCAGAATTAAACACTTATTAATATATACACTATGTCAAAAGCACAATACAACTTATCTAAACAAACAAACTACTTAAAACGCCATATGTTTTTGGACCCAGAAGGTCCTGTAACAGTACAGCGTTTTGAAGAAGTCAAGTATCCTAAAATTGCCAAGTATGAAGAACTTGCCCGTGGATTCTTTTGGGTGCCAGAAGAAATTAGTTTGACCAAAGATAAGATGGATCATAAAGATGCCAGCGATGCTGTCAAGCATATCTTTACTAGTAATCTGTTAAGACAAACGGCACTGGACAGTATTCAAGGTCGTGCTCCTAATCAAGTGTTTAGCCCTGTTATTAGTATTCCAGAATTAGAAGCACTAGTAAGTAACTGGAGTTTCTTTGAAACTAATATTCACAGTAAATCCTACAGTCACATCATTAGGAATGTATATGGAGTACCCAAAGAAGAATTTAACAAGATTCACGATACATCTGAAATTGTTAGCATGGCAGCTAACATTGGTCGTTACTATGAGGATCTTCATATTCTCAACTGCCGTAAAGAGCTGGGTGAAGACGTTGGACTATATGCTCACAAGCGAGCCATATGGTTGGCCTTACATGCATCATACGCACTCGAAGCTCTACGTTTCATGGTATCCTTCGCCACGTCACTTGCTATGGTAGAGAATAAAATCTACATCGGCAATGGTAATATCATCAGCCTAATTCTACAAGACGAATTGCTACACACAGAATGGACGGCATGGTTAATTAATAATGTAACCAAGGATGATCCTGACTTTCTTAAATTGCAAGAAGAATGTAAAGAAGAAGTGTATGCCATGTATATGGAAGTTATTAAAGAAGAAAAAGAGTGGGCAACTTATTTGTTTAAGCTAGGCCCCGTTATTGGACTTAATGCCGCTATCCTTAGTGACTTTGTTGACCACACAGCGTTTACAAGATTAAAAGACATTGGAATTAAGTATGCAGGTGAACATCCCAAGGCCAGTCCTATTCCTTGGTTTAACAAGCACGTTAACATCAACAAGAAACAAACAGCGTTACAAGAAAATGAAAGCACTAACTATGTCATCGGAGTTATGAGTGATTCAGTTAGCTACGAAGAACTACCAGATTTATAAGGAAGTAAAAATGACGAAAGCAATTGTGTGGTCGAAGTACCACTGCCCATTTTGCGATCAGGCAAAGGCATTATTAAAACAACGGGGTATTCCATTCGAAGAAAAGAAAATTGGCGATGGATATACCAAAGAAGAATTGTTAGAAGCAGTTCCAACGGCAAGAACAGTTCCGCAGATATTTTTAGATGATAAACTTATCGGTGGCTTCACTGAACTAAAGGCACATCTAAATGGATGATAAAGATAATACAATCACCATAGGCGTCAGCGATGAGTTAACTGGTGACATGTATATAGATTCTACTAGTATGAACTCATACAATTACTCATACAGTACTATACCATCTAGTATAACTATCAGCGGTAGTAGCAGTAGTAATTATGGAGCAATTGGTAGCTCTGGTAGTTTCTTAACCAGCAACGGATTAAACGGAACTAGTTGGAGCAATGTAAACTGGAGCGGTAACGTAAATCCAACTCCAGGCTTAAAAGTCAACGGCGATGCAGAGTTCGAAGGCAAGGTTATGATAAACGGCCGGAATATCTCAGAGTTTATGGAAACTATTTCAAACCGACTTGCTATACTTGTACCAGACCCTGCAAAACTAGAGCACTTCGCGGCTCTTAAAAAAGCCTACGAGCATTATAAAACACTTGAGGCATTGTGCGAAATACCCAAAGAAGAAGATAAGGAATAATATGTTAATTCAAAAACCCGCAGCCACTGGTGATACAGTGAGCATTAAATTAATTTCCGGTGAAGAAATCATCGGACGCTTAGATGAAGATACTAATGAGTATATTAAACTAAACAGACCCAAAAGCGTGAGTATTGGCGCACAAGGATTGGGCATGATGCCATTTATGTTCTTAGGCGGCAGTGACAATGTTACTATTAAACACAGTCATATCATTGTCATGGTACTCGCAGAGAAAAGTGCAGCCGATCAATATGTACAGGGAACAACTGGCATTGCTCTATCGTAAATATATGATAGGAGATTAATATGCCATACATTCCCGGCACAGGCCGAATTTCAGACGTTTACAGTAGTGGCAACGTTTACGCAAACAATGTAAGAATAGCTCTTCATAACTCTCCAGGAGGTAGCGGAACCTTTGGCGGTGTTAGTGTGTCTGTATCAGTAGAACTAGATCCACTGGTAGTAGAAGAAGTAACGTCTCAAGTTAATACCTATGTTGCGGCACAGAATGGACAACCTAATCAATATTATAGTGCTGCCGCGGCAGCTGATGGTGTTAAAGGTAACTATGCCGGAACCGTAGATGATGCTACTACCGCCACAGCCGCAGTATCTGCAATTTCAACTGATACTACGTTCTCTAGTCTTGTACCGTTTTTATCAAAATGTCTAGACGAGGCGGCGGCAGGTAAGTGGCGCGAAACAGGGCAAGGTGGCAAACCTAGTAATCCTACGATCACAGGAGTATGGCAGAATTTGGGATATCCCAACAGCGGAATTTGGACCACAGACCAAACAGCGTGGTGTATGGGATTTGTTAATTTTGGATTAAAGAGTTGCGGTTATCGTTATTTCCAAACTGCATCAGCGGCCGCAATCACAACTAATCCAGAAAAGTGGAACGCTGTGCAAGTTCCTAAAGATCAAGCCCAACCAGGTGACATAGCATTTTGGAGTTATAGACACGTTAACTTTGTTTATACTGCCCAAAATGGAAAATTTACTTTTGTAGGAGGTAACCAAACTCCTAGTGGTGGCAAGAACAACCCAGATGATGGCGATTTAACCAAATCTTATCCAAACGGAACTGGCGCTAATAACGCAAATTGGGTAAGTTGCTGGCGTCCAAGTAAAACATAATGGTTGACAAACTGGTAAAAATCCAGTATAATAGTAACAAGAGGAAGCAGTAATGCAACAAGGTAAAGTAAAATGGTTTAATAATTCCAAAGGTTTTGGATTTATTGTATCA